CTGGTAGAAATATTATATGTCGATACAGATAACAACAAAATCACAATTCAACGAGATGCAAAGTCAGTGGAGTAATTTCTCTTACGAGGAACTTGCTTGTCAACACTGTGGCTCTATGAATTTATCAGAGGAATTTTTGATAGCTCTGCAAGAGCTAAGAAGTGCTTACGGCAAACCCATGAAAATAACTTCAGGTTATAGATGCCCTGACCACGAAATCGAAAAACGGAAACCCAACGGTCCTGGTACTCACTGTGAGCCTGGAGCTATCGATGTTGCAGTCAGTGGAGAAGATGCATGGAATCTAATTGATATTGCATCAAGCCACCGTTGGGGCGGTATCGGAGTAAACACTCCATCATTTGTGCATCTTGATAGACGCAAATCTAAGACAGTCTGGAAATATTAATATGTGGTTAACCTTATTGCCAACCGTTTTAAAAACTGGAGCTGCTATCTTTGCTAACAAACAAAAAGCTAAAATTTTAATGTCAGATGCTGAGTTGTTACATGCTAGTAAGATGGCTTCAGGTGAAGTAGAATATCAAGCACAAGTTAGACAATCAAATGACAAAGGTTGGAAAGATGAATTTGTTTTAATTCTAGTGTCAGCTCCTGTACTTCTATTGTTATGGAGTGTATTTAGTGATGATCCAAACATACAAGAAAAACTTGATCTATTCTTTGACAAGTTTTCTAATCTACCCTTTTGGTATCAATCTTTATTTATAGGTGTAGTTGCATCTATCTATGGATTAAAGGGTGCAGATATATTTAAGAAAAAATAATGGTTTGGGTAATCACAGTATTGTTGACGTACAACATACCAGTTAGCATCCATACCGAGTACAACGTCATTACATTTAATGATGACCAAGCATGTTGGAACTACATAGAAAAAAATGAAGTCATGTTAGTAGACAGCATGTTAGAAAAATTTAAAAACAATGATGGACATGATATTAGATCATTCGAATTTTTTTGTGAAAATAGATATTTAGAAGAAGTATAATGAAACTATCAGAGGACACTTCAGTTAGTTTACCAGCTAAAAATCTTATAGCTATTATAGGTGGTGCAGTCATGGCTGCTTGGTTTGGTTTTGGTGTAATTGAAAGATTAAATTCTATTGAGACACAATTACAATTAATTGAAAAAGATATAGAGGCTGCAAACGAGTTTATTGAAGGTGTGCCAAAAGGTGACATGGTTTCCCCACAGATACAAGAACTCTACATGTTAGTGGAATATCTATCAGGTAGTGTAGAAAAAATACAAATTAAGATTGAAGAAGAAATACCTAACATTAAAAAGAACGCTATGACTATTCAGTTTCACGAAGATAGGTTGATAGACGTAGAGGATAAAGCTAATGGGAGTAATTGAAATCGTGGTATTGTTAAGTCTATATACTTTTCAAGATGATGAACGCCACATAGAAGGTTGGTATCATCAAGATAATCTTAGCACTTGTTTAGCTTCAAAAAGATTTGCTGAACGTAACGCTGGTAAAACTAATAAATACACTTGCTCAGTAGAACGATGTGTAATGAAAACTGATTCTACAGGTGCTAAACACTGTGATAAAATTGTTAACGAATAAGGCAGAACAACAATGAAAAAATTAATACTTATACTTATGCTATGTAGCACTATTGCTTATGGTGATAATGATGTCACTAGTTCAGGTGCAACTGATATTTCTCAAAGTAATCAGAGTGGGACTAACACCTCGATAAGTGGTGGCTATAATAGTGAAACCACTTATGCTACTGGTTCAAGTTCCAACAGCACTACAACAAATACAACCAATGCTAATCAGAATGATACAAGAGTAGCACCAGCTGCCGTTGCACCAGCTATGAATAATTTTTCACAAGACGTGTGTTCAGTTGCCTTTAGTGGTGGAGTGAGTTCATTTACTCTTTCAGTAAGTGCTGGTAGTTCTAAGAGAGATTTAAATTGTGAAAGATTAAAACTTGTTAAATTATTAGATCAGCTAGGTATGAAAGTAGCGGCAGTTTCTTTAATTTGTCAAGATAGTAGGGTGTTTGAAGCAATGGCTAATTCAAATACTTGGTGTCCAATAAATGGAAAGATTGGTGCAGAAGCACAAACAGAATGGTTAAAGTATGGCAAACTCAGACCTGACTATGATGAATATGTTAAATCATTAAGTATTATTAATGTAACAAATCAAGAAATTGAAGATGAAATTTTTGAGGAATTAAGTAATGAGAAATTTATATTGGATATTGATGGCAATCCTACTAACATCAGTAATACAAGCAGACGAAACGGTAACAACTAATAATTTACTAGATCAAGACTTTACCAACTGGACAGGTAATGTTCCAACCTTAACAGATACTATACACGGAACAAATGTTATAGCTGCTACCAATAATGGATATATGAGTTACATTGCGGCTACAGGGTTAAGTGATAATATTAGTAATCAAGGTTTTACTTCTGTACTTGGTGCAGATGTTTGGGCTTGGGGTTCTTATGAACAAACTGTTAAGATGAGCCAAACTTATTCAGATGGCACTAATACAATTACACAACATAGAAACATAATAGGACATTGTGATAGTTCTGCTTGTCAATCACCTTTGTATGTTAATTATAAAGACACCATGATTGTTGGAGCTAACACTTTAACAGCTGGTACTATAAAAGTTGAGTTTGATTTTAATGATTCTTCACAAGCACAAAGTGGACATACTGGAGTAGATTTAGAACACCCTACATTAAATATTACTTATGCTATGCCTAGTGCAGTAGTGTTACCACCTGTCTTTATTGAGACACCTGTAGTAATAGAGATTGAACCCATAGCTACAGAGATTGAACCTATTATTGTATTACCACCAGTAGTTACTGTAACAACACCTGAACCAATTATTGAGGAGCAACCCATTGAAGAACCTAAAGAAGAAATTGTTATGGTTGAAGAACCAAGTGAACCAATTAATGAAACTGTTGAACGAGAAACCGAAGAAGTTGGAGTGCCAGTGCCAGAAGAAAGCCCAGAAAAAGAGAGCATTGAAGAAGTTAAAGAAAAGGTAGAAGTAAAAACAGCAGTCAAAAAGGTTGTAGTTAATAAGCCTATTATCAATCCTGTTATTGTATCTTTAAATATTAACACTCAAGCTATGTTAGAAGATCAGCCTGATTTATCAAGTTACAAAACAGTTAATCAAGAGCTATTTAAAACTGCAAAATTACCTACTGGCAACTTAAACTTTTTTAATGAGATAAAGTTACCTGGCTATGATCGTGCTATCTATCGAAGTAGAGAAACAATATTAACGATGTTACTTAATGATCCAATCATTCAGTATGAAATCAAACTTGAACAAGCAAAGACTGTAACAGACCGAGCTTATAAGAAATTAATGGAGGCTATAAGTGCAAGAAATAATATCTAAATTTAAAGACCTAGCTCTAGTTATTGCATTAGCATCAACAATTGGCGGAGGTTTTTATGGTTTTGGTGTGTTTAATCAACGACTAGATACCTTAGAGCAAAGTAAATCTGGCAGCAATTTAACAAGTATTAAAGAAGAACTAAAAATTATCAACAAAGAACTTCAAGCATTGAATGTAGAGATTAATGTTAATCGAGCAACTCTTGAGTATTTAGATGCTAAGTTACTAGAGATGCGTCAAGAAAATAACAACCCATTATTAAAGCTGTAATGCGTAAAGTTAAAGATGCTCTGCTTGGCACATGTGCTGAGTGTGAGAAAGAGATCTGGCGTAATGATAAAGGCTGGGTCATAGAAGAATATGATGGTATTTACAAACGCTATCTATGCCACGATGCTCGGCAAGAAACTACATGTTTTACTGACCATATAAGATGTGACTACATCATTGACTGATCGAGGTCCAGATCAGAATCGAACTGATGTACGCAGATTTGCAATCTGCTGGATAACCATTCTCCCACTGGACCACACTAGTACCTCTTGAGTACCTCTTATACATTCCCACTTAGGCACTTTCAACAACTATCAAGGTACTACTCTAGTACTAGTTGAGGTACTTCTTATTAGTATTTAGGTTGTAGCAACGAATCAAAAAGGACTGCAAATCCTTGTACATACTGTAAAAGTAACAAATTTTCTCATCTTACCCAAAATAAATTTCCCCAAAAAACCCTATAAATACTAGCATAAATTATGCTTGAGGTACTGTACTAGGTACTAGTATTGACACATTCCCACTTAGGTATTACGTTATGGACTGTAGCAATTAAGCTACAATTTAACAAAGGAATGTAATATGAAGTACAAGTACGAGATCAAAGAACAACATTCAATCGTTTGTAATGAATGTGGTTTACCAAAACACACACACACAGAAAGCCAAGATGTTCCAGATGCATACGAATGTCCTGAAGTAGAGGTCAAGTATTTATGGAATTCTTAATGTGGACTTTTGTAACTCTCACAGCCATCTCTGGCTGTGGGGTTGTGGTGTTATTTTTTATTAATTTTAAAAAAGATTTTGGAGACTACTAATGATTGAAGCTCAAAAAGTAAAAAAAGCTGGTGTCTTATACTATCGTGTAAGAGATCCAAGAACTAACAAGACCCAATCCTGGTCAACTAAAAAGCATGGATTGGCATTAGCTAAACAGCTATCTGTTGAAGCTGCCAACAAGATTAACAATCACATTGAACAAAAGATTATAGAAACTGACAGCCCTACAGTTGCCATAGCTATAGATAATTTTATTAATAGTAGGGATGGTAAAATTGAAAATTCAACTCTTAAAGAATATAGAATAGAATTAAAGCGTTGGAAAAAAACTTCAATTGAAAATATGTTGATTAAGCAAGTGGGCATAGAAGAAATGGAAGCTGCTGAGAAAGAATTAAAATCATTTAATTATGGTGATGATGCCATTGGTAGATCTGTTACTAGACTTAAAACAGTATCTAAAAAATCAGCAAAAAAACATAAGTTTTTCGATCAAATATCAATGTATGAATTTGAAAAAAGTTTAATAGAAAAGCATCGTAAAATAGAAAGACCAATACCACGCCAAGCTGATATTAAATTATTGTTAAATCAGGCTGACGGTTTTTTGGCTATGTACATTATTATTGCTATCACTACTGGACTTAGACCATCAGAGATCCGTGGTTTAAAATGGGAAAATGTTAAGTATTCATCAAATCAAATCTGGGTTAGATCTAAAGCTGATGAAAACAATGTAGTAAGCAATCGTCTAAAAAACAAGAATGCTATACGAGAAGTGCCTTTAGTACCGCAGTTAGCCGATGCTTTATTTGCTTGGCAAGAAACTAACAAGGGCAAGTACAATCCTAAAGGTTTAGTATTACATACCAGGTTGTGTAATCCACTACCTCACAATCAAATATCTTTAAGTTTAGATAAATTAAAAGATAAATTAGGTATTAGTGGCTGGGTTGGTTTACATTCGTTTAGACACTTCTATGCTAGTATGTTGTTAAAACGGCAAGTGCAATTAGGTTTAGACTTTAAACAAATACCAACTATCCTAGGTCACAAAGACTTTTCGTTTACTGCTACTGTTTACGGACACTCACTTGATACTGTTGAGGATAAGAAGCAGATTTCTCAAAATCTATCTTTGGCTTTTTCACAACAGATTTCATTATAATTTGGCTGTTTTGAGGGTATGCTACTGTGTCAGCTGCCCTCGTTTCGTTAATCCTCGTGGCTCTCAGAGCTTCTTTTTTTGTGCAAGTCTGGCATAAAATGGTCTCCATCCCCAAATCATTGTAATACCAACTAAACTTCTTGTGAGTTTTAAATGGGTTAAAGGTGCGGTAACATAAGTCACATTGCAGATTAACCTTCAGGTTCTCCATCTTCAGCTTCCATAATTGCTTTACCTATTTGATAGGCAATCTGTGGTACGATGGCATTGCCTAGTCCTCTAAGTCGGTCCACCCTATTGGGTAGCCCATTAACCACTCGACCCACATTGGGTTCAGAGTCCCAATACCCTGAGATCTGACATTTGGATGATTGCCCAACATCTTCTGCATCTTGCCTGTCGGTTTCCCACATGCATCCTCGTTGGCTGTCGGTGTGGGCCACATCTGAGCTGCTTGTCTTAGTGAAAAATGAAGATTTATCCCTTCTTCTTTTTTCTTTTTTGCTCTTGCTTGCCATTTGTGTTGTGGTTCTGGTAGATTTGAATCTCTTGCTCCTGGTGTGGGCCACATCAAGTTCGGATGTCTGACTTGATCGTTCAAACTGATCGGCATACCTTTTTCCAATTTCATTTTCATTCTCTTTTCCGAACTCGGCTCTCGGCTGCAATGTGCGTCTGGTGTTCTCCACATTACTTGTGGTTTCGGATATACCACTTGTTCCCTTAAAGTTGAATGTTCCGTTCTGCCTGGTCGGTTTTTCATATACTGTTTCTTCAATGCCACTTCCGATCTTGGTGGTAGAGAGTCCATTGCATTCGGAGTGAGCCACAATCCATGTTCGGTATCGTTGGTGGGGAGCGTTGACTGCTGAAGCTGGTATAATAAACGATTGGACTTCGTAACCTTGGCTTTCCAAGTCAAGGTACACTTGTTCGAGTACCATGCCGTCTGAGATGCTAACAATATTTCTGACATTTTCCCCAATGACCCAAGTAGGTTTTGTTTCTTTAATAACTCTAAACATATCGGGCCAAAGATGTCTGTCGTCTTTGGTTGCTTTTTGCTTTCCAGCCACGCTAAAGGGTTGGCAAGGAAATCCACCAACAACAACATCTGCACCATACCCTTGGAATGTTTTGACATCTTCATGAATTGGTACTCCAGGAAAGTTCTTGGCTAATATTTTTTGACACCACTTCTCGTTCTCGACAAACTGTATTGTTTTGAAATAGCCTGTACTTTGCAAACCTAATGCAAAGCCGCCAATACCTGAGAATAAATCTATAACTTTTAGCATACATTACTTTTCTAAATATGGATCTGAAAATAATCGATCAATGATTGCACCACGGATAGTTGTTGGCATACCATCAACTCTGCGTAATACCCCTGATCTCATTTTAGCTAATGCATCACCAGGATTAGAATAGCATTGCAATCTAAAGGTGATGTCATCTGATAATTCTTTCAGCATCTCATGCATGTCAGTACCATACTTTAGTTTGGGAAATAGTCTGATAACTCTTAGATCACCACTACGATCATACTGTGCATTTAAGTACATACTGATGTTGTTGTAGATAAACTTAACTGTAATGCATGGGCGTTTGTTATCAGTAATATCAAACATATCAGGATCATTATTGCTCATTGATGACTACCGATCTTGAGTGGTTAGGCAGATACGTTATGTACTTACGTTTCTCTAACTGTCTAATTACATTGTGAACTTGGCTACGAGCTTTCCAGCTCATGTGCAAAGCTATTTCTTCATAGCTAGGTGAGTAACTATTGTCAGCTATAAACTTCTTTATAAATTCTAAAACTTTTACTTGATTTGGTGTCATTTGATTGGTTGTACCTTTTGCTTCTTCTCTTGATCTTCGAGCTTTTGTAAAATCTCTCCCATCAATGAGTAGTTGATAATGTCTAGCCAGTTATCTTTTATGTATGTGTGTCCTGACCTACTTAGTTTTTCTAATATAATTAGTTTGCAGATGGTTGAGCCTACGACCTTGATACCAAGTAAAGCTGCATACAGAGCTGCGGTCTTTTTAAATCTTGGTACAAAATCACCGTACTGATTGTGCCGTTGTTTAAATATTTTTTCTGCTTCTTTTAATAAATCCATTTTATTCTTTCTTGCCTAACCCACACTGAGAATCATTAATGGGGGGAGTGTGAGTTAGACTATCCTTTATCAATTAAAAAGGAATCTTGTCATCTAGTTCTTCTAGATCATTTTTTTGATAACCACCTGATGGTGCTGTTGACTCCATCTTTGCCTGTATTGATACAGACAAATGTGAGTTGCCACTTTTATCGTCTTGTTTCCAAGCAGAAGCTCTAAAATTTTGATCTCCATTCACCGTTGCTGGTCCTGTGTAAGCTGGTGGATTAGATTTATATTTAGATGGATCTGCTGGGTACAACTTAATTGTTGCTACTTTTTCATTTGCCATTTGCTATTTTTCCTTCTGACAGTTGTTGTGTTTTTAAAGAATAAACCTCGTGAACTTTATGAAAGATCTCAGGGTTCTTAGTTTCCATGGATTTTACCCACTTAGATTGCTGCGTTATAACTGCCTTTAATTTAGCAACCTGACTAGCACCACTCATTAACTTAATAAGTTCTGCTTGCCGTTCTTCATCCGATACGGAAGAATCTTCAGGTACATCTTCACCAGCGTAGATGTAATGACCTAACCCAAACATAGCCATAGTCTTAACTAGGCATCTCATTTTGGTATTAGATATTTGTGTAGCTGTTGGATTTGCTACTGCTTGGTTCTTATGGTCCATGACAGCTAGCCACATAGTATGAGTGTTATTTTTAACGGTCATTTCACAAGACACGGCAGCTGTGCCATTCTTGTAATACAAGACATCATAACCTTCCCACTCTTTAAATCTATATGTTGCGTCTGGGTAGTTTTGCATCAACATACCCCAAGCCCATGCCCAAGACAGATAAGTCAAATTACCTTTTTTCTCTGTGTGTTCGTTGCAATCAATCTTACTAAGATTATCCCAAACGATTTCTTTTTTCTTTATAGTCATACTACCCTTCCATTGCTTTGTTAAAATCTCTTTTTGCTTGTTCCAAAAACTCATCACCTATTGCCCAATAGAACGGATGCTCCCAATCAGGGCTGACCAAACTTAATAGTTTGTAAGGATCACCCTCTGCTTGAATAAGTAAGTTCTCACGCAATTTAGCTTTGGACTTGTAAAACTTGAGGTGATCTTTCATGGCAGCTTCAGTCAACATGTCTGAATTGCTTGGATCAAATATCGTATATTCTTTTTCGTTAGTGTAGACCAGGAAGGGTCTTTTACCAGTTGCTGCGTAGTACAATGATATTTGTCTAGCTGCGTCTAGCTTTGGTTCTTTAATAGACTGCGTACTGAAGCCGTAAGTGCCGTCTTTCTTTAATTTGCCACGTCTTGGTGGTAAGGTTTTAATCTCTACCACACACGTTTCATTCTCTAAGTCAGTTCTACCTAATAGATCTATTTCCGTACCCACATTGTAGTAACGATTAGCCTCACTCTCTACTGTGCCTTGCAAAGCTAAACTTTTAATACCTTGGTATAAATTATAAGCCATCTTATGAGCAATCTTTTTGTGGTGTTCGTGTTGAGCTTCTTCCTTCTCATCAAATGCTGGTTGATACGATCTTAATTCTTCATCTACAGTTCTTAAATATTCTTTAAAATTAATTTTTGTGTTCTCAATTTTTTCAGATTGAAAAGTCCAAATGATATCTGCAAACATGAGAGCTATTGCACCACCGACTGCAACACCCATTCTTGGTTTAGCAGTGAATGGAAATTTACGTCTAGTCTCTTGCGTACAGCAAAAATATTTCCATGCCCAATTACCTTCTGGTAAATTAAGCTGTGAAGCACTGTGATGATTAAAGTCGTATTTACCAAACAGCTCTGCATTTGGTGATTCGATCAGTTGTTTAAAGTCTGTACTAATTTGTGCGTCCATATTTCTATCTTTGTTGTATGAACAAAAACTAAACAAAAAAGCTACTTTGTAAATAAAAAAAACAAAAAAAATTTAATATAGAATAGTTACTAACATTGAGTAACAATATATTAATAGAACATTCATAGAAAATGCTACAGAATCGGTAGGTTTAAATATTAATTTACAGGTGGAAGTAAGGCTCTGCCTTTTTGCATAGAAACAATACTTTTTGCTTTAATTGTTTTCACAGCTTTGGTTTCAGTATTATAAAACCGAATCATCTTGCCTTCTGGGTCTTGATAACCGTCTACATATCCAATAAGTTTACTGCCATCTTTTAGGGTAAACAATGTCCAAACATTAAGTTGCTTGTCAAAAACAAACGGTACTGCTTTTTTAGCTACGACATAGCAATAGGCTTCAAACTCATGCATAGGATCATATAAAACATAAAATTCTGAGTTGTTGTGCCACTCTTTAGGGCATTTAACCATCCAAGTTTCTTTTAAAGGTCTGACAGTAATATGTTCTAAACATGCTGTAGCTGGTATATACCGATCAGCTGGAGTTTCATAAAAACTACGCCAGTCTAAATTATATGCCATAGCAATCTCTTTGGCTTTAATAACTGACAATGCACGATGACCATTTACCACTTTGCTAAATGCCTCACGACTGTAACCTAACTTTTGGCACAGTTCTGTTTGCTGTATTTTATAACGATGTAAAACATTCTTAACAATCATGTTGCCATCAAATGGTGAACCTGTATCAGCTATACTCATATAATATTTATCCCTAGTGGAAAAAGTATCATGTTTACTAAATGTAGTAAACCGTTCTATTTACGGACAGTAAAAGTTACATTAGCCTTGATTCTATTATGCTTTTACAGGACTATCGGACACTAAACAAGATGAGCTATAAGCAGTTAGCTGACTTTTTAGGCTTAAAATCACCCACTTCGGCTATGCGTTATTGCATTGGTACACGCTATCCCAAGTTAAACATACTGATTCGTATTGAAGATAAAACCAAACAAGCGGTAACAGCTAATGACTTTGTTGCCAAATACAGGGAGCTGCATGGGCAAGAAGTTCAACCTTAATCAATTTAAGTTGGTAAAAGTTTGGTGGCATGATCCATGTGATTACGAAACTGGTTGGAATGATCTCAAGAAAGTACAGTCTGCAAAGACCGAACCAGTCGTATCAGTTGGATGGTTAATTACTGATGAAACTGACCGCATAGTTTTAAGTGCTGACTTTTGCAGTGATGGCACGACAGGCAGAGCCATAGCTATCACAAAAGCATGCTGTGAAAAGATTACAACATTAGAAGTAGGTAAAGACTGATGCCATTAAATGCAGAGGATGAATATGGTTGGTAATGTGACAAATCTGCCTAACAAAAAATATGACATAATTTATGCAGATCCACCATGGCATTATCAAACATGGTCCGAAGGCAGTAAAAGAAATGTTACCTCAAAGTATAAAACAATGTCTATGCAAGATATATGGGATTTACCTGTCAACAATATTGCGTCAGACGATTGTGTTTTGTTTATGTGGGTTACTTACCCAAAACTAATTGATTGTATAACAACCATTCAAAAATGGGGTTTTGAATATAAAACATGTGGCTTTAGTTGGGTGAAGAAAAATAAAATCTCAGATAGTTGGTTTTGGGGTATGGGATATTGGACCAGAGCTAACAATGAAATCTGCCTACTTGCTACCAAAGGTAAACCAAAACGAGTTTCAATGGGCGTTCATCAGATCGTTGATGATAGGATTAGAAAACACTCACAAAAACCTGACTGTGTAAGGGATCGTATTGTAGATCTTTGTGGAGATAAGCCACGAATAGAATTGTTTGCTCGTAATACTACACCTGGTTGGGATGTATGGGGTAACGAAGTATGATAGTTGAGCTGGAGTGGTACGAATATAAAATGGCAGCTCAAGTCGGACTAGATCGTAAGGTGCAATCAATTTTAAATGGGCATAAGGATCGATATGGTAGCGTCTGGACACCCATATCAGATGTTGGCTGGTCAGTGGTATCGGCAGTGGCAGAATGTGCTGTAGCTAAAGCTCTCGGCATGTATTGGGATGGTTCAATCAACACGTTCAGTCGACCTGATCTTGGTGACTACGAGATCAAAGCACAGCTGCATCATACGATTGATTCAAACAAACATAGCAACTTCTTAGTTATAAAACCTAATGCACCAGATGATTTGATACATGTGTTAGTTTTGGCACATGCCAACACTAGGTACGAGGTAGTTGGGTTTATCAAAGCTCGTGATGCTAAGTTAGTTCGTTATGAACGCCAGGTCGGAACACGACCTAAGTTCTATGG